AAATTGGTAATGATAATGTTTTAGGTTTAGATATAACAGGTTCATCAAACAATGTGGCAGTCACACAAAACCAAGACCAAAGGGCAAAGTTAGATATAACAGGTTCATCAAACAATGTAGATTTAGATCAATCAGCAATCAACTATGTTGGTGAACATTATATGTCAGTTATCATAGCAGGCAATAGTAATAATGTTGATATAGATCAAACAGAAACAGGAAATAAAAAGGCATTTGTAGATATAGATGGTTCTAATAATTTAGCTTTAGATCAAAAAGGCACAGGTAATCACTATGCAGAAATAACATTAACTGATAATCATAGTGTAGATGTAACGCAAGACGGAAGTGGTGACCATAATGCTACAATTAATCTAAGTGGTAACACTTCTAGTGTAACATTGACACAGGATAGTAGTACATCACAAAATTATTATCTATATCAAAATTGTTCACAAACAAGTTGTAGTGCAACGGTTACGCAGAACTAAATAGTTATGATGAAGAAAATATTAACTCATTGGACATTTGCTTTTCTAACATTGTTCATTGTCACATATATTGGATTAAAAGACCCTCAAATAAAAGAAGTATTAAGATTAAAAGGATTTGATTTATTACTTCAATCAGAACCAAAAGAAATTTCAAAAGACATTGCAGTTGTAACAATAGATGAAAAGGCAATAGAAAAATATGGTCAATGGCCTTGGAAAAGAGACGTATTAGCAGACGTAGTAAATCAATTAAGAGAAAAAGGTGCTGGCATAATAGTCATACCTATATTGTTTTCAGAATACGATAGACTAGGTGGTGATGAAACATTTATCAATACAATACATCAAAATGGTGTAGTCATAGCACAAACAGGAACAAATCAAACAAATAAAAATGCAGTGCCTAGAGGTGTTGCAAAAATAGGTGATCCATTGCCTTGGTTATTTGAGTGGGGTGGTATGTTAGGACCTGTAAAAGAATTTGGCGAATACGCAGATGGTGTAGGTGTAACAAACACAGCACCTGAGGTAGATGGTGTTGTAAGAAGAATACCTTTACTTATGAAAATAGGTGAAGATGTATATCCTGCTATGGCAATAGAAGTTATAAGAGTTGCTACAGGAGCACCAAGTTATCAAGTTAAGGCAGGTGAAGGTGGTATTATTGCTATGAGAGTGCCTGGTTATGATACTATAAAGACAGACGCAAATGCTCGTATCTGGTTAAGATGGAACAAAGGTTACATAACAACATCTATTGCAGATTTAGAAACGCAAGAAATGAGATTTAATGATAAAACAGTTATCATAGGTATGAGTGCTGAAGGATTAGGTGGTGTTATTGCAACACCTGTAGGTGAAAGATATGCTTATGAATTAACTGCCTCAACATTATCAACTGTCCTAGATGGTAAAAATATAGAGAGAGTTGATATATCTTTTATTGTAGAATTAGCAATTGCATTTGTAGTTGGTTTAATAATTATATTACTTACAAGATACACTTCATATTTTATTATTGCCTTTGCAATTATATTTTCAATTATAACTTCATTAATATATTCTAATTTTTTATTTAATCAAAGTTTGATGTTAGTAGATGTTACATGGATTATATTTACAATTGTTGTTGTAGGATTTCATAGTGTCTTTAATAGATTTATTTTAGAGTTTAAATTAAAACAACAAATAAGAAAACAGTTTGAGAAGTATTTGGATCCTAGACAAGTTGCTATTCTTGTAAAGAATCCTGAGAAGTTAAAACTTGGTGGTGAAAGAAGGGAAATGAGTTTCTTGTTTATGGACATTGTAGGGTTTACACCTATTTCTGAATATTATAAAAACAAAGATGATCCAGAAGGATTAGTAGAAGTTATTAACGATTACTTAAATCGTATGAGTAAGATAGTATTAAAGAATGGTGGAACAATAGACAAGTATATGGGTGATTGTATTATGGCATTTTGGAATGCACCACTTGATTGTCCTGATCATGCTGAAATGGCAGTTAAGACAGGTATAGAATGTGCTAATGAAACAGATAAAATTAAAAAAGAATTTAGGGAGAGAGGTCTTCCTGATATCAATATAGGTTCTGGTGTAAATACAGGAACTTGTATTGTTGGTAATATGGGTAGTGAAATGAGATTAGATTATTCAGTTATAGGCGATGCTGTAAACTTGGCGGCTAGACTTGAAGCCGCTACAAGAAACTATAAGAACAATGGCAAGGTTACACCTTTGATTTATTCTTCATACACAAAAGAAAAACTGAAAAACATTGAGTCAATTGAACTAGATAGAATATTTGTTAAGGGTAAAGAGGAGTTAGTAACCATTTATAAACCGTCAACAAACTTAATGGAGGGTTATGACTTTACTTCAACAAAGAAAGTTACGACTAATAGTAAAAAGGATAATAAGAAATGAAAAACAAAGAAAACTATACTTACTCAATACACACTGGCTCAAAATTAGGAAACAAAAGTTACGGAGACGCCGAAAAACATTTGTGAAACTCTGGAAAATTAATCGTTTAAGAGAAATAAGAAGCATGGCTAAAGCAGCATAATAATAAATAGTAACATGGCAGAATTAACAGACATACAAAAAATAGTAACAGATGTTCAAGTTCTAAAGAATGAAGTTGAGCAGGTTACCAATGTTAATACAAAACTTGATAGTGCTATTGACAAGTTGACAGATATATCTAGCAGTATCAAGTCCATGTTAGCTGTCCATGAAGAAAGACTATCAAAACAAGAAGATATTGATAAAGCAATATTTAATCTAATGGAGAGTCGTAGAGTTGAGAGTGAATCGAAATTTGAAGACTTACATGCCAGGCTTAACAAATCTGTTAAAGAATTAAGAGACGAAGTCGAACTATCAGAAAAACGTATTTTATGTGATCTAAAAGAATTAAAAATAAACATATCTGATAGAGTAGGAGTCCTTGAAAAATATCGTTGGATAATCATTGGGGCATCTATCATCTTAGGATTATGGTTTCCACAAATGGTAGACTTTACTAAAATAATTAAGTTATAGGTGCTTGACTTTTTTTAGTTTTTGATGTATAATAATATCAATGACTTCATACATCGATCTTAACTATATTAGTAAACTACAACCTAGACTACAACAGTTTAAAAAGAAACGAGACTATCTTTTTAATTTTCGTTGTCCTGTTTGTGGTGATTCTAAAAAGAATAAAACAAAAGCAAGAGCATACTTGTATAGAATAAAAACAGATATGTTCTTTAAGTGTCATAATTGTGGGGCTGGTCACAATTTGGCAAACTTAATAAAATTATTAGATAAACCTTTATACGATCAGTATATAGTTGAACGATATAAAGGATCTAAACCTGTTAGTGAAAAAAGTTTACTTGATAAATTTAAAACTAACACAAAAGAAAGATTAAAAACTTCACCTCTACAAGGACTTACGTCTATAAAAGAATTAGATAATGAACATCCTGCAAGGAAATATGTTGTAAACAGGAAAATTTCTGAACAGTTTTTTGATAAATTATATTACTGTAAAAAGTTCCAAGAATATGTAAATAAGTTACGTCCAGGAACTTTTAGTAGTATAAATAAATCTTACGAACATCCTAGATTAATCATTCCTTTCTATGATGTTGATAATGAAGTCTTTGCCATACAAGGCAGAGCATTTGGTAAAGAACAACCTAAGTATTTAACAATTAAACTAAAAGAAAATAAACAAAAAATATACGGACTTGAAAGAATTAATCTACATAGAAGATTATATATAGTAGAGGGTCCTTTAGATAGTTTGTTTTTAGATAATTGCCTTGCCGCTGCTGGTGCAGATTTACAGTTACCAGTAGAAAAAAAAGATGTTGTTTTTATATTTGATAATGAACCTAGAAATAAACAGATTATAGATAGAATGTATAAGATGATTGAAAAGGATTACATGATAGTAATATGGCCAGAAGGACAAAAAGAAAAAGATATTAACGATATGATAATAAACGGCAAGTCAAAAGAAGAAGTACAGAAAATTATTTCAGATAATACCTATTCAGGTTTATCAGCATTAACACAATTAAATTCATACAAACGTTGCTAAGTTAGAGAGGGAAAAATGGTTACAGGAAACGAGTCTATTAATGTTCAAAAAAGAAACGGTAGAGGATTAGAAAAATTAGATATAGATAAGATACACTCAATGGTAGAGTATGCCGTTGAGGGTTTAGCAGGTGTATCTGCTTCGCAAGTTGAAATGAATAGTGGTTTGCAATTCTTTGATGGTATATCAACAGATGAAATACAACAAATATTAGTTAAGTCTGCTTCAGATTTGATTTCTTTAGAAAATCCTAATTACACATATGTAGCAGCTAGATTACTTTTATTTGGACTAAGAAAACAAGTTTTTAGAAAGTTGTGGGATCACCCACACCTTTACGATCACACTAAAAAATTAGTTGAGATTGGATCGTATGACGATGAGATACTAAAAAAATATGATCGTAAAGATTTTGATAGAATGGAAGGTTGGGTAAATCATAGCCGAGATTATGATTTTACATATGCTGGATTAAGACAAGTTATAGACAAGTACTTAGTTCAGGATAGAAGTACAAATCAAGTGTATGAAACACCACAGTTTATGTACATGTTAATTTCAGCAACATTATTTGCCAACTATCCGATAAACACAAGGATGAGTTATGTTAAAAAATATTATGACGCAATATCCACTTTTAGGATCAATATTCCGACGCCTGTTATGGCTGGTGTCAGGACTCCTTTACGTCAGTATGCTAGCTGTGTTTTGGTTGATACTGACGATACTTTACCTAGTATCTTCAGCTCTGATATGGCTATTGGAAGATATGTCGCTCAAAGAGCAGGAATTGGAATCAACGCAGGACGGATTCGTGGAATCAATGCAAGGATACGAGGGGGAGAAGTACAACATACTGGAGTTATACCGTTCCTTAAAAAGTTTGAGGCGACAGTTAAATGTTGCACTCAAAATGGAGTAAGAGGTGGTTCTGCTACAGTACACTTTCCTATTTGGCACCAAGAAATAGAAGATATATTTGTTCTTAAAAATAATAAAGGTAGTGAAGATAATAGAGTTAGAAAATTAGATTACTCAATACAATTATCAAAAATATTTTATGAAAGATTTATTGAAGACCAAGATATAACTTTATTTTCACCACATGAAGTGCCAGAGTTATATGAGGCATGGGGAACACCTGAATTTGATGATCTGTATTTAAAGGCAGAAAGAAAAACAAGTGTAACTAAAAAGAAAATAAATGCTCAAACATTGTTTATGGACATGTTAAAAGAAAGAGCAGAAACAGGCCGTATCTATATTATGAATATTGATCACTGTAACACTCATTCTAGTTTTAAAGATAGAGTTTACATGTCAAATCTATGCCAAGAGATTACATTACCAACAACACCTATTCAACACATAGATGGTGATGGTGAAATTGCATTGTGTATATTATCAGCAATCAATGTAGGTAAGATAAACAAAAGAGAAGAATTAGAAAACCTTTGTGATTTGGCAGTTAGAGGATTAGATGAAATTATAGATCATCAACAATATCCTATCAAGGCCGCAGAAATATCTACAAAGGCAAGAAGAAGTTTAGGTATTGGTTATATTGGTCTTGCACATTATCTTGCTAAAAAGGGTTACAAGTATGATCAGAAACTTGCATGGAAACAAGTTGATAAACTAACTGAGGCGTTTCAGTATTATCTATTAAGTGCTTCAAATGAATTGGCAAAAGAAAAAGGTCAGTGTGATTATTTTCATAGAACAAAATACAGTGATGGTATTTTACCTATTGATACATACAAAAAAGATGTTGATGATATTGTTCAAAGAGGATTGTCTTATGATTGGGAATATCTAAGAAAAGAAATAAAAGAACATGGATTAAGAAATTCAACACTATCAGCACAAATGCCAAGTGAGTCTTCATCTGTTGTATCAAATGAAACAAATGGTATTGAACCACCAAGAGATTATCTAAGTGTTAAGAAATCTAAGAAAGGTCCTTTAAAACAGATAGTGCCGGAGTATAATAAATTAAAAAACTTTTATACACTACTTTGGGACATGAAAGGGAATGAAGGATATATAAATATAGTTGCAGTAATGCAAAAATATTTTGATCAGGCAATCAGTGGTAACTGGTCATACAATCCTGAAAATTATGAAGATGGTCAAGTGCCTGTATCAGTGATGGCGCAAGACTTATTACAAACTTATAAACTTGGTTGGAAGACGAGCTACTATCAAAACACATACGATAGTAAGAGAGAAGAAGAAGAACCAGCACATAGCATTGGTTGGAAAGATGAACAACCAGAAACAAAAGAAGAGGACGATCCAGAAAACTGTGATTCGTGTACAATTTAATGAAAACTGTATTTAACAAAGACAAGAAATTAAACACTTTAAAACAACCAATGTTTTTTGGTGATGATTTAGCAGTTCAAAGATATGATAGTTTCAAGTATCCTGCTTTTGATAGATTGGCACAACAACAATTAGGATTCTTCTGGAGACCTGAAGAAGTGTCTTTACAGAAAGACAGAAACGACTATGCTCAATTGTCAGAATCACAAAAGTTTATATTTACTTCAAATCTTAAATATCAAACAATGTTAGATTCTGTACAAGGTAGAGGGCCATGTATTGCGTTTTTACCCTTTGTATCTTTGCCAGAATTAGAAGGTGCTATAGTTGCGTGGGACTTCATGGAGACCATTCATAGCCGTTCATACACTTACATTATCAAAAATCTGTACTCAGACCCCTCGGAAGTATTTGACACGATTATAGAAGACGAGAAGATTGAGAAACGTGCAAAATCCGTCACTGAAGCATATGATAGATTAATTGCTATAGGATACAAGTATAAGTTGAACCCTAAATCAGTTGATGAATACGAATTAAAAAAGGCATTATGGCTTGCTTTAGTAAGTGTAAACATACTTGAAGGATTAAGATTCTATGTATCGTTTGCTTGTTCATTTGCATTTGGTGAATTAAAACTTATGGAAGGTTCTGCTAAGATATTATCATTAATTGCTAGAGACGAAAGTCAACACCTTGCAATGTCACAAAATATAATTAACAATTATAGAAATAAAGAAAATGACAAAGTGATGAATAAGGTAATAAAAGATTGTGAAGAAACGGTTTATAAATTATACGATGACGCAGTACAAGAAGAAAAACGTTGGGCAACTTATTTGTTTCAAAAAGGTTCTATGATAGGATTATCAGATAAATTATTACATCAATATGTTGAGTACACAGCAAATAGAAGAATGAGATTTATTGGATTAACACCTAAATATGAACAATCAACTAATAACAACCCATTACCATGGACACAACATTGGTTTAATAGTCGATCATTACAAAATGCTCCACAAGAAACTGAAATAGAAAGTTATGTTATTGGTGGTGTAAAACAAGACGTTAAAAAAGATCAATTTAAAAAGTTTAAACTATAATGAGTAGAGATAGAACAAACATAGCAGATTTAAAATGTCCTGAATGTGAGGAAGAATATTCTGTTAAATGGCGTGATGAAGAAATAGAACCTACAACATGTCCATTTTGTGGTGCTGAGTCGTTAATTGAAGAAGAGGATGCTTATTTTGAAGAAGACAAAGACGACATTTCAGATTGGAATTGATTACAGTTTAACAAGTCCTGCTATTTGTGTATGCAAGGGTAAGTTTGATTTTAAAAACTGTAATATATATTATTTAACAAACGTAAAAAAATATGAAGGTAATTTTTATAATGGACAAATAAATGGCAGACTTCATCTACCCTATACCACCGAGACACAGAGGCACGATCAGATTTCAGATTGGGCGATTGATATTATTAACGGTCATACTAACAATATTTTTATAGAAGGATATAGTTACGGCAGTAAAGGACTTGTATTTAATCTAGCAGAGAATATGGGTACT